AGAGAAAGCCGCTTTACCGACTATAACGGTGAGATATTCTTTACTATTAGAAATATCTTAAAGGCTGAGACTAATACCGCACTAGACGATACTAAAGTACTACTACACGACATTAGGAGTCCGGTACATACTAGTGATGGTGATCATGAGTACAAAGTATATGTTAATGTTGAAGACCTGTAACTAATTACAAAGTTCTTAAAGACTTAAGTGGAGAAATATAATGATTGAAGAAAGTGTACAAAAACAACTACTACTACGTACTGCCCTAGATACAGGTGTAGTAGTAATCAAGTTCATCAAAGCAGATGGCACAGAGAGAGTCATGAGGTGTAAGCTGACTATACATCCTACTGACTTAGGCTTAGAAGAACGTCTTAATGTACTAGAAACAGCCTGTCCATTAGTAAAGGCAGGAGGCCATAAGCTAAAGCCTTGGAGTGTTTACGATGTAGAGGCACAAGGATATAGAAAATTCCATTTAAGCCGTCTAATGGAGGCTCAGTTAGTCACAATAGACAATGAGGAAGTAGTAGGACTCGAAGAACTGTATGTACGAGAGTACAAAGACTTTGACTTACATAGGGACATTAATTTGTTCCATGAACTAAGTAACGCACTCTATTAACTTGAAGGACTTAGTAGCAGTACAGCGTAAAATGGAAGAGGATCAATTGATCTCTAGCAGAACTAAAATCCTCAACCAGTTTACCAAACTAGCGAGTCAGAAAGGAGGTGATACTACTCCTGAAGGCATGGCCTTAAAACGACTAGGAATTAAGCGATTAAGTGGATCATTAGAAGAATACTTAAACGCACCAATCAGAGGGAGGTCTAGTGTACGAAGAAAGCCACTACTAGCGTTCAAAGGCAAGGAAGATGAACTGGCCTTACTAGTAATTAGTAGTGTATTAAGGTGCTTACTAGAGCGACCTACTAGCTTACAGGGAGTAACAGGTAGTATAAGGCGTGAACTGGTCAATACAGCACTACTGACACAGTTTAAAGTAGAACAGCCCAAGCTTAACAGCTACCTTGAGTACGAATACAAACGGAGAGGGGCTGACTACATCTTAAGTCGTAAGAAACGACTAGCACAGATGCTACTTACTAATGAAGCAGAGGCTATAGGCCAAGATACAGCAGTAGCTCTACTAGATGTACTGATACAGTCTAATATAGGCTTAATTGAGATACTCAGGAGGCACAAAGACAATAGAATAGGAAAAAATAAAACTCAAATGTACTTCTTGAGCCTAAGTGCAGATGCAAGGGAAGTAATAGACAAGATACAAGAGTTCTTAACACAAATGAGTATACTGTACAAGCCTATTTTATTGCCTCCGAAGAAGTGGTCAATAGAATCTTATGACACTATCATACACGGGGGTTACTTCTTTAGTAATACTATTCCCTTAGTAAAACATAAGAGTAAGATAAGTAGGGAACTATTTAACAAGCACTTAGACTATTGTAATGATAACCCTGAGTCTGAAGAAAGTATAAAATTCAATGACTTATGTGAAGTAATCAATGGAATACAAAACACTAAGTGGAGGGTAAACAGTTACATACTGGACTTAGTTAGGCTCATTATAGACGGTAACTTAACTGACCCTAACGCGCCAAGTGATAACCCTAAGTGTATAGGTGACATTCCCTACATGGAATACATAGATGTAGACAAGTTGATACTGAAAGAGACGTACGGAGAAACGTACGTAACTACAAACAACAAAGGAGAGCAGTACACTAGGCATACAAATAAGGCAGATTACAAGTCTTACTACACTGCCAGAGAGAAAACCTTAGCAAAACTAGAGGCTATTAACTCAAATAGAGTAATGTTTAAACTGGCTATTAGCCTAGCTGAAGAGTTTAAAGAGTATAATTGTTTCTACTACTCTTATACAACTGACTTCAGAGGCCGACTGTACCCAGTACAACAAATACTTAACCCTCAGTCACACTCTAGGGTAAAAGCCTTGTTAGAGTTCGGTGATGGTGTTATCCCTGATGAAGTAGGGCTGTATTGGATAAAAGTAGGAATAGCAAACAGTTCAGGCCGTGATAAGCTGGAGTTTAAAGACCGTGTACAGTGGGTAGATGATAACCTCTTACTGATCAAAGAAGTAGTAGAGAGTCCTTTAGAGCATGTTGCATGGTGGAATGATACAGATGAACCTTTATTGTTTTTAAGTGGCTGTAAGGCGCTTGTAGACGGCTTAAATAGGCTTCCTGTACACTATCCTGTACCCTTAGATGCTACATGTAGTGGCATACAGATATACAGTGGCCTGTTACTAGACAAGGAAGGTGCAGAAGCAGTAAATGTATTACAGACAGGCACTACGCCTAGTGATATATACGGCAAGGTAGCAGACCGTGTTAACCTTTACTTAGCAAAGGGTGAGTACCCACCATTCTTTGAGTTTACAGACTCAGAAGGAGTACTAAGGAAGGCGTACACATACACAGAGGCTAAAGGACTAGAGGGAAATGTAACAAGGTACTGGACTAAGCGTAATGTAATGACCCAGCCTTACTCAGTCACCAAGAGGGGTATGTATGATCAGCTTAAGGAACTGTTTGACAAAGAAGAAAGTGAAGGTAATCATTTCTGGAGAGGTGAGAAATGGGTAAACATCAGGCTACTAGTAGTACTTAACAGTAGGGCAATTGAAGAAATAGTAACAGGTGCTACAAAGGGACAGGAGTTCTTAAAAGATACTGCTTTCTATCTTAACGTAGAGAATAAGCCAATCAAATGGCTGACTCCCTTCTTTAAGTTTCCTGTAATACAAGCCCAGACTAGGATAGCAGAGAAAAGGATAATAAGTGCATTAGGTAAGATCAAGTTTAGATCGTTTACAAACGACATAGACAGGCGTAGACAGACAAACGCTATCGCACCTAACTACATACACTCCTTAGATGCTACTCTCCTTTATATGACAGTACAGAGGTGTAGAAAGGATGGTGTTAAAAGTTTTAGTGTCATTCATGATTCGTTTGCTGTAGACTGTAACTCAGTACATTTACTTAACAAGCACGTTAGGGAGAGTTACTATGACTTGTTCAAGAGTGAACCGTTGCTAGATTGGTATAATCAAGTACAACAACAAGCAGTATGTGATATTCCTGTTCATCCTAGTGATGTAATAGTAGGAGATTTAGATTTAAGTGAAGTACTTAATAGTACCTATATGTTTAGTTAGGTTTTAAAAGGACACTAAGTTATAGCGGGGGGAACTAGGCAAGTAAGAAGTAATAAAGAAGTAATAAATGATATTACTAATACTAATCTAAAAAATAAAAAGTAAGAGGGACGTATGAAAAGTGAAAAATATGTTAAAAATTTAAAGAGGGAAAGAATGAAGTATCAAAATGAAATAAGGAAAACAGTAGTAATTACGTTTGTAGTACTTGCCTTATCCTTATCAGGGGTGTACTATAGCAAGGTCGCTAACGAAATCAAGGTAGTAGATACTATTACACTAGATGATGTAAGCAATGAATTAGTAATAGAAATAACTAAGTAATTAACTAGGAGACTAAAAATGGAAAAATTAAAAGCTTTTGTAACACCAGTAGGTAGTACTATGTGGGCATCTATTGTAAAACCTAACACTAAGTTTGATGTGGATGGTAAATACATGATGGATCTTATTTTTAAACCAGAAGAAGTAGAAGGATTGAAGTCAAAGCTTGATGCTATCCTAGATACTTATATTGCTGAAGAGTCTAAGAAGCTAAAGGCTAACAAAGCTAACTCTTACACTGTAAGCCCTGTGTTTAAAGAAGACGTAGATAGAGAGGGTAACTTAACAGGTAACCTGATGCTTAGAAGTAAGCAGTACACTAAGACTTTTGATGGTGAACCACAAACAGTACGTCTAGCAGACAGCACAGGTAAGCCGTTGTTGAACTTTACTGACAACGTAGGTAATGGCTCTAAGGTAAGGGCTAAACTGTTCCCTAAGTGCTATCATATGGGTTCTACTAATACCTTTGGTATGTCATTCCTTATCAATGCAGTACAGATAGTAGATTTAGTATCGTATGAAGAGGGGGGTGATGGCTTTGATGCTGTAGAGGGTGGCTTTAAGGCAGACGGTGGTGATGACTTTGAGGACATGTTCCCACCATCCAAGGTCTTACAGAATAAGCATGATGAAACCAAAGGCATTGTAGTAGACTTCTAAGATATGGAGCAGGAAGGGGAGTTTGTAAGGCACGAATCCTGTCCTGCATGTGGAAGCAGAGACGCACTAGCTGTATACGACTCAGGTACAGCTTACTGCTTCTCTTGCACACACTGGGAAGCTGAACAGGACTATAAAGTAAAACCTAAATCAAAAGGAGCGACTAATATGACGCGTGATTCACTCGTAAGAGGTGAGTACCGAGATTTAAAAGCCCGTAAGATCAGTAAGGCTACGTGTAAAAAGTACGGATACCATGTTGCAGAAATTGCAGGGGTAATGACACAGATAGCAGATTACTATGATGAGAAAGGCGAGATAGTAGGACAGAAAGTAAGGTACGCTGATAAGACCTTTAGAACCGTTGGTGACGTAAGTGCAAAGCATTTATTTGGTAAGCACCTATGGAGAAGTAAAGGAAAGCAGGTAATAATTACAGAGGGAGAGATAGATTGCTTATCTATAGCAGAATCTTATGGCTGTAAGTACCCTGTAGTATCACTACCTACTGGCGCACAGTCAGCAGAAAGGGTTATAAAGAATAACCTAGAATGGCTTGAAGGATTTACTACTGTTGTACTTTGGTTCGACAATGACAAGGCAGGCAAGGAAGCAATAGAACGTGTACTACCTATCATCTCAGCAGGTAAGGTAAAGGTAATCACTTCTTCTTTAAAGGACGCAAGTGAAGTACTAACACAGGAAGGAAAGTCTGCACTCCTTAGTGCTACCTACGAAGCTAAGGAATGGAGGCCAGACGGCATCTTAGCAGCAGGAGAGATGTGGGACAAGTACAAAGAGAAGGAAACATTTGAAACTTATGAGTACCCTTACCCTAAGCTTAATGATATGTTCAAAGGCATACGAAAGGGAGAGTTAGTTACCTTCACTGCTGGGTCAGGAATGGGCAAGTCTACTGTAGTAAGGGAGATAGCTTATGACTTGATGTTAAAACAAGAACGTAAGATAGGGTATGTAGCACTAGAAGAGAACTGGAGACGTACCTTAACCAGCTTCATGGGACTCTATAGTAATACTCCCTTGTACTACGGTAACGAACTAACACCTGAGCAGGAAAAGGAAGCATGGGATGAGACAGTAGGCAAGGACAGACTGTACCTGTATGATCACTTCGGTTCTATTGATACTGATAACCTGATGGCTAAGATAAGAGTCATGGTACATACATGTGGTGTTGACTTTGTTATACTGGATCACATATCTATTGTTGTCAGTGGCATGGAGTCAGGTGATGAACGTAAAGCAATCGACAAACTGATGACAGACTTAAGGTCTTTAGTAGAAGAAACACAGATCGGTATGCTTATCATCAGTCACCTAAGAAGAACAGGCACAGATAAGAACCATGAAGATGGCGCTCAGATCAGCTTAGGACAGCTTAGAGGTTCAGGTGCTATCGCCCAGTTAAGTGACTCAGTTATAGGCTTAGAACGTAACGCACAGAGTGCAGACCGTGGTGATATGATCAACATCAGAGTCTTAAAGAATAGGTTTGCTGGCTCTTTAGGATTAGCTGACACACTTCACTACAACAGTAAGACAGGACGGATAGAGTTAGCTCCTGACTTTGAGGAAGATGACGCGGACTTATTCTAATGAGTACATTAATATTTGACTTAGAAACTGATGGCCTGTATCAAGAGTGTACTAAGATACACTGTGGTGTAGTCTATAACATGGAAGAAGATGAGTACACAACTTATACTCCTTCCACGATACACAAGATAGTAGACCAGCTTAAAGGGGCTACAACTATCGTTGCTCACAACGGCATAGGGTTCGATATTCCTGTAATCAAGAAGCTGTTAGGAGTAGACTTGTATCAGTACAGGAGACAGTTAGCAGACACCTTGATACTCAGTAAGTTAATTTATTATGATCTAGTATTTGAGAATGCCCATCAGGTCAGACTACAGCACATAAAGAAGTTAGCAAATAGTCACAGCTTAAAGGCATGGGGCATAAGACTAGGTGAAACTAAGGGTGACTACGGTGAGCAGGAAGATGCATGGTCTACTTATAATCCTGAAATGTTAGAGTACTGCAAACAAGATGTTAAAGTTACTGCTATGTTGTATCAACATTTACTTGACCATGAGTACATGAAGGACTTACCTAGCAAGGCGATCTTGATTGAGTATAACTTTGCTAGAGTAATACAAGAACAGACTAACAAGGGGTGGTTCTTTGATGTAAAGAAAGCACAACGCCTTCATGTAGAACTACACAGGGAAAAGGAAAAGATAGAGCTTGGATTAGAGGAAGTGTTTAAGCCGATCTATTTTGCAGGAAAAATTAAAGAGTACAAGAAAGGTAGTTACAGTAGGATGTGTCCGATTACAAATGTAAAGGTCGAGTACTTTAAACATACTCCTGTTACTCTCACTGAGTTCAATCCTAGTAGCAGACAGCATATAGTTAAGTGGCTTGAACGTAGATACAAATGGAAACCTGTTAAGAAGACAGAAAAGGGAAGTCCTATTGTAGACTCCAGTGTGTTAAGCAAGTTGAAATACCCTGAAGCACAGATACTATGCAAGTACTTTGACTTACAGAAAGTAGTAGGCATGTTAGTTGAAGGTAAGAATGGATGGCTTAACTTGGTCAATGAAGAGGACAGGATCAATGGACAGCTAGATACACTAGGTGCTGTGAGCGGTAGGTGTACTCATAGGACTCCTAACTTAGCACAAGTACCCAGTGGCAGGGCTTTCAAAGGTAAGGAGTGTAGAGAGCTATTCACTGTACCAGAAGGCTATGTTCTAATTGGGTGTGATGCTAGTGGCTTAGAGTTGAGGATGTTAGCTCACTTCTTGTACGAATTTGATGAAGGAGAGTATGCTAAAGAGGTTGTCAGTGGTGACATACATACTACTAATCAACTTGCTGCTGGCCTTGAAACAAGAGACCAAGCTAAGACGTTCATCTATGCATTCTTGTACGGTGCTGGGGACGCTAAGTTAGGCTCTATTACAGGCAGTAAGAACAAAGCTAAAGCGGGTAAGGCACTTAAGTTTAAGTTCTTTGAAGCCCTCCCTGCTATAGAGGACTTACTAGACAAAGTACAAAGGAGTGTAGCAAAGAGGAGCTACATAGTAGGTATAAGTGGTAGGAGGTTACACATAAGGAGCGCACATAGTGCATTAAATACATTACTACAGTCAGCAGGAGCGTATGTAATGAAGTACTATACTGTTGAACTGTTTAAGAACTTAAAGAAGTATGGAAACAAGGTACACTTTGTGGGTAACATCCACGATGAGGTGCAATTAGAAGTTGCTAAAGAAATAGCGGAAGAAGTTAAACAGATATGTGAATCTACTTTTGCTACTGTTACTGATATACTACAGTTTAAAGTGCCTCTTGAGGGTGAAGCTAGTATAGGACGTAACTGGAATGAAACACACTAGGAGACTGAATGAAACCTGTAGAAATATTTGTACCACTGCCTGTCATTAGAGGCAAGAAAGGAACGTATGTACCACTGAGTGCTAACCTGTATAGGAACTCATACTTCCATACCTTGAACAATAGTAAGGTACAGTATGGTGAAACTGTAGAAGATATAGTAAAGGACTTAGAAGAAATAAGAGTACCAGTGAAGATAGACTTTAAGTTTTTCTTTACTAATAAAAGGAGACGGGACATAGATAACTTCTTATTCCCAATCTCAAAGTATCTGTGTGACATTCTTGTAAGGAAAGGAATCATGGAAGAAGATAATATGTTATACTATCCAGAGATAAGTGCTAGTTATGGTGGCATTGCTACTACTACTAATTATGCTCAGGTAACTATAACTGAAAGTACAGTGGACGTAAGCTCACTACAAGTAAACAAAGTGGAGACTAAATGAAAAGAACAGAACTAAGGTCAGTAACAAAAGAGATCATAGACTGGAACGCGTGTAGAAATTACCTTCAGCTAGACAAGAACCTAGAAGAAGAGATGCTAGGTGAAGAACTTAATGAGTTCATGGTAGCAGTATCAGTAGAAGATCACATAGATGCTTACCTAGATTTCTTATTTGTATTCGGAGGCACAACAGTTAAGTTCCTGAGTGCAGGAGTGCCTACAGAAGAGTTATCTAAGTGGTGGAATGGTACAAGGAGATGGGCTGAGTCAGCTATCGTATACATGGGGGACATGTTAGATGAACACTTCCAAGAGTGTGGTCTGAACGAGCGTGAAACACAACGACTACTATCAGACTGTATGGCTATTGTAGTAGAAGCAAACACCCTTAAGGGCTTAGATAAAGACAACAAAGGCAAGGTAGTTAAAGGACTAGCATGGAAAGACCCAGCGGAACAGATCAGAACACTAGTAGCATCACGGACTACAGTTAAGGGACTACACTAATGACATACATACATAGTAAGCTGTACCATACTCCTTCTCCTACTGTAGCTGGTAAAAAGGAAGATGCTATTAATCCTAGTTACTATAAGCAAGGGATTGAAACAATAGATTACATTAACTCAAAACAAATGAGCTACCTAGAGGGCAACGTAGTAAAGTACGTCAGTAGATATAAAAATAAGAATGGACTAGAGGACTTGTTAAAGTGTCAGTGGTACATTAATAAATTAATTGAATTAGAGAAGGAGAATTAACATGAAGGGATATGATGAGTGGATATTAAATGAAAGGAAACACCGTTTAGTAGACTCAGAGTGGGAGATAAACATAGCTATTTATATGGAATATTTAAACTTACAAGGGTATATAATTCCAGTAGAAAAATTAATGGAGGGGATAGCAAGCAGTAGAATGGCAGCAATCTCAGCCGATCTTGAGTTGATGTAGGGAGACTAGATGAAGAATAAAGTAATTAAGTTTGGGGCTGATTGGTGTGGCTCTTGTGTTCGGTACAAGAAAGAGTGGACTGAGGCAACAGATAAACTAAGCACAGAAGAATGGGACATTGTTGAAACAGAAGTAGGCACTGAGAACCAAGACGACTTAGACCTAGCACTGACCTATGGTATCAAGTCATTACCTACTACTGTTATTGTGACAGATGACAATGTTAAGATTCTACACGGCTACCAGACAAGCTTCCAACTAGAGTATGAGCTAGGTATGCATGAACAGGAGGTTACTGTTGAGAGCGTTAATTGATGCAGACTCTATCTTATATAAGTACGCCTCTATTAACCAAGATACAATTGAGTGGCAAGAAGGACAAGTATCAAGCTTTACTAATTTAAGGGACGCTAAGAAGGGAGTAGAGAGACATATCCTTGACATCGTAAGGAACAGTAGAGCTAAAGGAAAGCCTTTACTTGTACTTAGTCCTACTAGTAACTTTAGATACGATGTACTCCCTACTTATAAGCACAACAGGAAGGCAACCAAACACAAGCTTGAGCTACTAACACCATTAAAGAGATGGCTCTATAAGAAATATGAAGTATACGTTCCTTGCTATGTAGAAGCAGATGATTACTGTGTATGGAGGATGATACTAGAGCCAAGGAAGTGGGTCTTATGTCACATCGACAAGGACTTAGATCAAGCAGAAGGAAAGCATTACAATTATAATACTACTAGGAATTATAAAGTCACAGGTAAGCAAGCTGAGTTAAAGTTCTATGACCAGACACTCACAGGGGACACTAGTGACGGGTACAAAGGATGTCCTTCTATAGGACAGAAGAGGTCTAAGATTATACTTGAAGACGAAGAAGATAAGAGGACTATGTGGGAACGTACCCGTGATACTTACCTCCATAAAGGGCTTACTGAAGAGGATGCATTACAACAAGCTAGAGTAGCTAGGATGCTTACACCTGATGAGTGGGACGGTGGGAATAATATTAAACTGTGGAGGCCAGATGGAAGTTAATATAGATTACAGTAGGGATAACGACCTTAGTTATTTTAGTTTAGCAACGCTCAGAGACAGGTATTTAACAGAGGGTGAAAGCCCTCAAGATGCTTTTGCTAGAACAGCCATAGCATTTAGTGACTCAGAAGAAATGGCACAGAGAATCTATGACTACGCTAGTAAGAAATGGTTTAGTTTTAGTACTCCTATCTTAGCTAACTCAACTACTAGTACCAAGGGACTTCCTATCAGTTGCTTCTTGACTTATGTTAATGACTCAATAGCTGGACTAAACGAACACACTATAGAAAGTAGGATGTTAAGTGTAGCAGGAGGGGGTGTAT